TACCTGAAAGATACAGGCAATCAGACAATACAGGTGATGATTCTAGACAGCTTATATCCGAATTTAGGAAGATGGCTAAGACAAAAGAACCAAAGAGTCCGAAATCAAAGATAGTTAAGCAGGCAGAGGATCTAATTAATGACTCAGACACAAAATGAATTAACTGATTTCCTTTATGATACAGTAAGTTTTACTCCTACTGATGAACAGAGGGTTATATTGGAGTCAGACAGACGATTTACCCTAGTAGCAGGTGGAGAACAGGCAGGAAAGAGCATGATCGCTAGTAAATTTCTGCTTAAAAGAATATTTGAAACAGAGGGAAAGGGATTATATTGGCTAGTAGCTGCAGATTACGGCAGAACTAGGGCAGAATACGAGTATTTAATAGAGGATTTTGCCAAATTAAACCTTTTAAAGAAGGCTTCCAAGAGAGTAGATCCGGGTAGGATAGAATTAGCTGATGGTACTGTAATAGAAACCAAGTCAGCTAAAGATCCCCGTACTCTTGCCATGAGGGCACCTGATGGAATCATAGGATGTGAGGCTAGTCAGTTAGATTTAGAGAGTTATTACAGGATCAGAGGAAGATGTGCACCTAAAGCAGCATGGATGTTTCTTTCAGGAACATTTGAAGGTTCTTTGGGATGGTACCCTTCCCTTTTTCAGGCATGGAAATACAGCACAGGAGATGAGAAATCATTCTCTCTCCCTTCATATACTAATAAACATTTATATCCGGGAGGTAAAGATGACCCTGAGATACAGAAGCTTAAGAATGAAGCTAGTGATGCTTTCTTTATGGAGAGGATTGAAGGTATTCCTTCACCTCCTGTGGGAGTTGTCTTTCAGGAATTTAGAGCAGATAAACATGTATCAGAGGAGGCTAACTATGTATTGGGAGAGCCCGTGCATCTGTGGATCGATCCGGGATATGCAGGAGGATATGCTGTTGAAGCAATACAGATCATCAATGATCAGGTTAGAATTATTGACGAAGTCTACGAACAATCCCTTATCACAGAAGAAATGATTAATATCTGTCAGAACAGGGAATGGTGGAGTGATGTTAAGTTTGGTGTAATTGATGTGGCAGGTTATCAGCATCAGGCAATGGCTGCACCTGCAGAAGTATGGATGAATGAAACAGGATTATATCTTGATAGTGAGAAAGTAAAGATAAATGATGGTACCGAAAAATTAAAATCTATGCTTAAACTTGCTCCTAATGGAGAGCCAAGACTCATAATTAATAAACAATGCAAAGGCATATTATCAGAATTTGGTGCAGCACCCAATCCTTTTAATGGACAGACACTTGTTTACAGGTGGAAAGTAGATAGAGATGGAAATATAGTTGGCAATCAGCCTGAAGATAAGTATAATCATGGTGTAAAAGCAGTAATATATGGCTTGATTAATCATTTTGGTTATGCACATATAGAAAACAGAACATCAATTCGTGTAAAGAGATGGTAACTTGGCAAAAAGAATAAAACCTGAACAGATTATAGATAAAGTAGAGGGGCAATACGAGGCAACCGAACCATTAAGAAACAGAATGGATAAAGATTATTCCCTTTACAGGCTTGATCCTTATGATGCAGGTGATGGTTACCAATCATATACCTCTAACGAACCTTCAACTTATGCAGATAAAATAATTTCCTTTATTACAGGAAGTGAAATGGTAGCTAGGATTCCAAATGTATCTGAAAAAGAAAATGACAGGGAGAAAAATAACAAGAAAGAAAAATTCTTTCTAGGTATATTAAGAAGTGCTGATGAAAGAATCAAAAGAAATTCTATGCCTTCAATTAAAAACCAACTCGCATGGTATATAGCTTTGAGAGGATGGTATGCAGGTAGGGCATTATTAGTTAAAGATAAAGATGATTCCACTTATGTTGATATAACTCCTTGGGATCCAATGCACACTTATTGGTCATTAGGAGCTGAGGGCTTGGAGTGGGCTTGTTATAAAGTTAAGAAATCCAAAGACTTGGTAGAGAGTCAGTATAATATTAAGCTTCCAAGAAATGAAGATTATGATGATGAGGATTGGGTAGATGTATATGATTACTATGATAAAGAAATAAATACAGTTGTTCTTTCTAATGGAAGAGTAGCAAAGAAAGCTACTCCACATGGAGCAGACAGGGTACCTGTATTTTTGGGGCCTGTGGGAGCAGTACCAATGATACAGGCACTTAATGATATGACTCCTATTGATGATACTATTGCTGATTATGGCGAGAGTGTCTACAAACATAACAGGAATAATTATGAAAAGAATAATCAGATAATGTCTATTATGTTGGAATTAACTTCCCGTGCAAGAAGGCAGGGATTAAAGATTACATCAAGAGATGGAATGAAAACACTTGATGAAGATCCTTATAAGGAAGGTACAGAGATATCCTTGGCACAGGGAGAAAATGTAGAGCCATTAGGTTTAATGGAAGTAGCTAGGGAAACAGGATCCTTTATGGGATTAATTTCAGGAGAAATGCAGAGAGGTGGTGTACCCCATACATTATATGGAGATATACAATTTCAACTCTCAGGATTTGCAATTAATACTTTAAGACAGGGAATTGATTCACTCATCTCTCCTAGAATAGAAGCACTTGAAAATGCTTATACAGATTTCTGTATGCTTATATGTGATCAGTATATATCTGAATCTTTTGACAGCATGGAGTTGTCAGGACAGGATATGAACAGACAATACTTTAAAGAGAAAATATCACCCTCATCTATTAAAGATGCAGGGGATATTCAGATAACATTCGTTGGTCAGTTACCACAGGATGATTTAACAAAGATGAATATGGCACAGATTGCTAGAGATGGAGAAGCTCCGTTACTTCCTGATATCTTTATAAGGGATAAGATCCTTGGATTACAGGACACAGATATGATTGATGATGCAATTAAAGAACAGGCAGCAGAAAGGATATTACCTGAAGCTGCACTTTGGACTTTACTGCAATCAGCAGAAGACAGGGGAAGACCCGATCTTGCTCAGTTTTATTATGGTGAACTTATTACTATGATGAATGAAAAGCAGACTAAACGATTACAATCAGAACAGCAGTTACAACAGGCAGCTCAGCCTCCACAACCTCAGCAACCACAACAGCCTAGAGGAATGGATCCAAGAGTAATGCCTAATGCAATGATGGGAGGGCCACCTCCCCCACCAACTCCCCCACAGGGAATGGTAGCACCTCAGACTCCAAGACCCGGAGCCATGAGTCAGGAAGAACAAATTAGAAGACAAGCATTAAGGTAAAGGAGAATATATGTCAGATCCAACAAAATATTATGAGGCACAATCATCAGGTTTAGGGACAATGACAGAGAAAAGGTTTCCCGAACCATCCCTGCCTGTAATTATAGAGTTTCCAAAAAATTGGAATGTAGAAAGAAGATTGCAATGGTATAACGAAAATAATTTTTATAGTACTTCACCCATATCTGACGGAGATGCCCATAAAGAATGGCAAACTAAAATAGACACAGCTTATGCAGGATCAGGGAAATGGAGAAGGGGAGCATTAATGGGGCCTTGGCGACCTGAAGAAGGAGTATCTATTGAAGAAGCAACAAGGTCTGCTCCTATTATTGATGCCGAAAGCTTAGCAATAAGATTTGAACTTATTCCTGAAAATACTGTTTTAGGATTAGATTTAGGAAAAACAGTCGGGGAATATGGAGGAGAACTAGGTGTTGTAAATTATTCAAAAGATCCCTCAAGAGCTAAAAGAGCTGATGTAATAACAAATTATATAGCTTCAGATGGAAAAACTATTACAAGAAATTTATATCCTAATATTTCTCATACTGCTCTTCCTGCAAAAGGAATAGATTTTGCAGTAACTTCAGGAGTCCCTTCAGCACCTGAACAAAGACCTGCAGGAACAGATAGAGATAGACAATTAATTGAAGCTCAAGCACAGCAGGCATACGAGCAGGATATAAATTTAGAACAACGAAAAAGCAGGGTAAAAGATTATCTTATTTCAAGATTAGGATATAAAACTCAGGAAGAGATTGAAGCTCAAAGAGGTAATTGGGATGTTCAAATGAGTTATAAAAAAGAAGATGGAAGAAATGTTTTAAAGAATATAAAATTTGCTAATATTGATGGATCACCTCCTTATTCTTATGATGATGCAACTCAGTTACAAGAAATAGAAACAGAGTCTATAAACTATTCTTTGCAAAAATATTTTAAACCTACAGAAACTGACCCTTCGGCAATTCCTGAAATACCCGGAATTGCCGGAATACCAACTCCTCCTATGCCTCCGGGATTTACTGAGAAAGGAGGTGTTATTCCATCCTTTCCATATCCAACACAAGCAGGAGCAGTTGCAGGATATGGTCAGGCTCCGACAGGAGCTGCATTAGGAGTCCCCGGATTTCCAACAGGTGCAAATATAGATGCTAGACTTAGAATGGCAATGACACCTTCTCAAGTATCAGCAGGGTTAGCAGCAACATTGCCCGGATCAGATGTCGCTGCAATAAGAGGGTTATATCAAACTCCATTAAAATTTGCTCAAACAGCTTATGATTTAGATGTTCTTAGAGGAACATTTCAACCACCAATGACAACAGGAATAGGAGGGCAGCCTTCTGCAGGAGGTTTTGGATTCCAACAATATTTGGGAGGACAACCTAATTGGATGCAAAGTTTGCAACAGGGATTACAAGCTATTGATCAGGTTAAACAGAAAATAAGTAGTGGAATATCTCCTAATCAATTAATTGGAGCAGAAAGAAATATATATGATACTTATATTGGGGGAACAACAACAGATCCTTTTCAAGGAGCTAGAGCAGAAAGAGAATTAAGGAAGAGTTTAACAGACCTTCTTCCTTATCAATTAAGAAATGCAGCATCAAGAAATGTAATGAATATGTATAACAGGCAATTAAATACACCTAGTAACTTAATAGGTATGCCGGGTGGATCATTTAATTATGGACAAAGTACAAATCCATTTATAGGAAGAAGCCCTATGCAAATGGGAGCAACAACTAATGTTGCACAAATCCCTACAGGACAAAGTATTAGTATGGACACTATGGGTGAAAATACTGCAGTTACAGGAATAGGTACTACAACAACTACAGCTTCAGACGGAAGTACTGTTCAATTTAAACCAAACCCCGAGGGAACAGGAACAACAGCTACTATAGTTTCTAAACCAACAACATCTTCTCGAATGGGAGTATCAGGAGTTAACACCAAATCCCATGGAATAGTAATGACAAGGAAAGATGCTCAGGGAAAAGTTGAAGAAATTTGGCAATTAGTAGATGGTAAAAAAGTTGCTGTTGATATTACTCCTAGTGAATTAGGAGTTCCTTTATCAGATCAGGTTATTAACCAAAGAGCAATACAGGGATATGGAGCTAATGATAGTCTTTCTCATTTAATAACAGGAGTGGGAGAGATATCTGATGAACCACCTCAGGTTCCGGGATGGGAAGAAACCCCTCCTGTTCCTGATGCTATAACTGCAGCAAAAGTTGCAGCAAAGGCTAAGGCTCCTGTAACTCCAATTACAACAGTAGCTCCAATATCTAAAGTCACAGATATTAATCTTACTAAAGCTGCAGCAGCAGAAAAAAGAATGAAAACAGGTGAGTTAGCTCCAATACCTAAAGCAGTAACTACAGATACCCAAACTGATTTTGATATTGATCCTTCTAAAAAAGTTATTTCTGAAGAAAGTTGGCAAACTCCTGAAAGTCTTTGGAGAGATGAAGCAGCAGGTTATCCTACTTTAACTACTACAACAAAAACAACAAGAGGGCCTTATCAATATACAGGCCCCACTTGGAAAGATTTAGCAGGCCCCTCTTGGACAGATGTAGCAGGATATGCTAAAACTATAGGATCTAAAGTACTTGCTAGTAGTTTCGTAGGAGAAGAAAGAGCCAAACGATTTGCAGCAATAGAAGCTGCAAAACAAGCTGCAAAAGAAGCTGCAATCAAATCTTCTCTTCCTCCTGTTTTAGGGCCACCTATACCACCTCAAATGGCTATGAAAAACCAACAAGATCTAATTAATCAAATGAGAGCATTAGATGCTGCTCGTGGAATATATACAGGAGTTGGAGGAGGAAATATTCCTCCTATTAATTGGGGAGGTTATTATAAATACCCTGAATGGGGAACACGAGATCCTAGTGAAGGAGCTATAGGAGCAATACCTCCTAATCCTTTAAGTCCTTATACTAGCAAAGCATTTTGGCCGGGATTATTTAACAAATCAAACATTTCATTTAAATATAGATAAAGAGAGGCTTATTATGACAATGATGGAAGATAGATTACCTAGATGGGCATGGGAAGCACCTATTCCTTACTTACCGGAAACACCACCACCTCCTGCAATAGGAGGAGGAGCATGGGGAGATTTACCTTCCTCACCTCCGGGATTTAATATAGAACGACCTCCCCAATTTCTATATCCGGAATCTCCGGAATCATCACCTCCTGAATATGGTGCAAGAGGAGGAACATACCCGACCCCTACGGAAATGCCTGTACAACAGCAACCTTATATTATGCCTGCAGGAGAAATGATAGGGGAAAGAATGGAATGGGATTCTCCATACCAAAATACAATGAGAGAAGAAATGGATAGAGGTTGGAAAGATTTTTATGGAGTACCACCTTTTGTTCCTTCCCCTGCAGAATTGGCAGATATAGGAAGAACTACAACAATGGGAACAGGATGGGGCAGGCAGCCTTTAATAGATCCCCCTCCTACATATGATTATACAGGAACAGGAGGATTAGGAGGATTATCACCATCTATACCATTTGCTAATACTTTAATTCCACCCGCAGGACAAGAAATGATGGGGAATTGGGGAGGAGGTGCTGCAAACAGACAAGAATGGGCAGGGCCTTTAGTTGATCCTTTTATGAGTCCATGGTCGGGAGGTGAAATGCTTCTCCCATTTGGAGGCAATCCTATGCTTGGCGACCCTATATATAATACAATGAATCCTGATTGGTATGGTGTTATGGAAGCTCGCAAGGCAGATAGATTTAAAGATGTAGGAAATTTTGCAACGAATTATGGATTACCCTTAGGATTAGCAGCAATGACACTTGGTGGGTCACTTCCTTTTTATAATCCTTGGGATTATAATCCTTTTGATTCAAGAATCCCAAGATTTAGGTAAAAAAACATGGTAGAACGAAACAGATTTCAAAATTATAGCTTGCTTGCTACAGATCCTAATATAGATGATGATATTCAATACTCATTTAATCCACAGACAGGAGCTTTAATAACAGGTGCAGGAGGTACTTGGGGAGCAATTAATCCTGATACAGGAATGGCTTGGGGAGCAACTAACAATGCTAATCCTTCTTGGGCTTCCACTTCATATAATCCTCAACCCGGATTTACAGCAGGGACAGGAAGTATGGGATATAATATAGCACCTACAGCACAAGGAGTAGCTCCTTATAGTACAGAGGCACCACTATCTACTGATATAGCTAATCCATTTATAGATTACTTACCACAGGAGTTTTTAGAACAAACTCCTAGTGCAGCATATTATAGTGTACCTTCAGCCTCAGAGTTTTACACTAGGCCATCAGGAACTATTGACCCTAGTAAAAAGAAATTCTATCAGGAATCTTTTCAGGATATTTATACTGATTATCTTGGTAAATTAGGAGGCATGGCTAGAGAAGGTAAAACCCCTGACCTTAAATTCACAGATTATTTATCTCAGAAAGATCCTTTTACAGAAAGATATGCAAGATTAAGTCCTTATGAAAGAGGAATGAATACAGGTTATTATGCACCAAAAACTAGGTTTATATATTATTAATGAATCCAAATTTTCCATACCCAAGAGCAAAAGCAGGATATCAACGGAGTAAATATGCACCCCCACCTCCCCCGACTATTACTCCACAACAAATAAGAAGAGCTGATACAGCAGCTCCAACATTACCACCACCTCAACAACCTATGTTGCCCCCACCTCCACCTCAGCAACCTATGCCTGATGACAGGAATTTTTGGTTTAGGCCTATGGTATCTAAGGAAGCAGTATCAGGTGCTCCTGATTGGATAAGACCTGTAGCTGAATTTGCAACTGAATTAACTACACCACTTGATGTAGCTTTAACAATAGGTACAGCAGGATTTGGAGGGCCTTTAGCTTTAGGATTAAGAGGAGGAGCAAAAGCATTACAGGCAGGAAGAAAAGCTAATATTCTTAGAAGAGGATTAGCAGGAGTAATAGATCCTATAGCAGGAGGTAGAGCAAGATTACCTGCAAGGTTAATTGCTGAAACAGGATTAACTGCAGGAGGACATTATGGTGCAATGAAAGGACAAGAAATAGGAGGAATACCCGGTGCTATAGTAGGAGCATTAGGAGGAGGTCTTGCAGGAGGTGTAGCAGGAGTAGGATTAGCTAAAGGTATGGGAAAAGCTTTACAAAAGGCACCCGGAACTAGAGTATTGTTTGAAGATCCTTGGTCAAGAGAGTTTAGTGCTGACCCTAATAGTCCAAGTACAACTTATCATTCCGATCCTGAAGAACTTGTAAAAGCACAAAATCCTGAAGACTTAGATTCAATATTATATGGGAACAATTCAGATCAATATCCTTTTGGATATGAAACACAATTAAGAGATCCTGTTAAAGGAGGAGGTTATGCTAAGGATGAAACTTTAGAATCTGCTGTAGGAAGAAGATTAAACCAAATACAATCTCCTTTAAAAAGAACACTTCATAAACTTGGAAGAATTATTGCACCTAATTATTTTATTAGAAGTTTTTTAGAAGAATCTATGGGTAAGTTTTACAGAGCAGAAGGACAGGCAGCAAAAGATGCAAGTGTATTGTTAGATTGGGTTGGTATGAACAATTTCAAAAGAATGTTTGGAATTACAGAAAAAGATTTTACTAAAAGTCCTGAAGGCTATAGTTTTGTTAGATACACAGATGATGATGGAAATGTTATAAAAGATCATCCAATATTTACAGAAGATAATATTAAAAAATTTAAAGACAAAGAATGGGTAGAGGCTAATGCAAGTGGAGTTATAGGAGTAGATGAAAATGGAAAAAATATAATAGGAAAATTAATTCCTGACTTTAGGAAACTATCTCTTTTAAGATTGATGGAAGAAACAAAACCTTTAGAGCCTGTCTATACAAATCCTGTTACAGGAGTAAGTACTGACAGTAAGTGGCATTTAAGAGAAACTAAAAAAGTTAAAAAGAAAGTATGGAGAAATGGTAAAGAAGTAGAAATAGATGTCGTTGAATACGGAGATAATGTAGGAGTGAATTGGGGAGATATTTTAAATGACGAGCAAAAAGCTTTTCTGACAAGGATGGCTAAAGTTAACAGATGGACAGGAAACAGATTACAGGATTATGGGATAGATATTTTTAATAGAAAGGCTAAAGGATTTAATGTCAGAACTGATGATGATATTTCAGATATGCTTAGTTTTAGAAAAGAAGAATTAAATGATATGGCAGAAGAAGCACTTAAAGATAAGACAATAACACAGGCTGACTTTAAAAACTTTCAGGAAGGATTAACATCTCCTACAGGTTATGCTAATAGAAAATTTATGTACAGAATAATAGATGAGCAAAATCCTTATCCTCATGGTGAGGTAATGATAGTTGGTAATAACAATACAATTTGGAAAGTAGATGCAAGAATTGGAGCAGAAAACAAAAGAACAGTTACTAAGGTAAGTTTAGCTGAATTAAAAGGCTACAGATATATGCCTTTAGATGAATCTTTTAGTATGTCAGTAAAACAAAGAACAAGAAGGGCAGCAACTGCAGCCCATGAAAAATGGAAAAAGCAGATGATTAGTGGGTATAAGTATGTTGATCCTGATACAGGGGAAACTGTTGATATTCCGGGAATATTTGGCAAGTTTGTTAAAGTTGAATCTTCTACTGAAAGAGCTATGGCAAAACTTTACACAGATGAAATAAAAGAGTTAGGAATAACTTCTGAAGAAGCAAATAAGAAAATCAGACTATTTGAAGCAGGACAAAAAGTTGCTAATCCTCATGCAGTTGCTCAGGAATTAGAAATATCATATTTGCAATCATATATGAAAGATTTACTTTATGATCCGTCAGGTAAAAATTATAAAGATGTACTTGAATTATCTGAAAATGATATTAAGCAATTAAAAAATATAGTTAATTATCTTGATAATGCAAAAGATAAGGAAGCATTAAAAGCTGCAGAGGAAATCAGAGCTATATGGTCTGATATAAACGGAGAAGATGTTATCCCTGTTTTAAAAGACATTCAGGCTGATGGCCTTGGAAAAAATACTTTTAAAAATTTATTAAAAAGTTTTCCAATATTTAGTTCAAATGAAACAATAGCTATAAATCAAATGCAATTCGCAATCACACTTGCTCATGCAAGAAGATTAATGGGAGCAGATTATACTAATACTTTAAGTGCTGTTAAATCAATATTAGATCCTGACATTACAGAATTTAATTACGAAGGAGCTACTAAAGCTTTAAAGAAAGTCATTAGTGATTACAAAGGAAATGCTAACGGAGCAATAGATAGGAAAATTTCTGATTTAAGTGAAGAGCTTATTAAAGTAAGAGAAATTTACAACTTAGCATTAAGAGAACAGGAAGCTACAGGAATTTATCTTACTGATCAGATATCTGAATTAATAGACAGAGTTAATGATATATCAGGCCGAGTATCTTATCATTTGAATTTAAGGAATGTTTACCAAAAACAAGGATCCCCTAAAAGTTTACATTTTGATGGGCAGGATTATATCAGGGGATTAAGTTATGGAGCAAATGGATGGAATCCTACAGGAAGAGGATATACTGACGGATCTAATTTAGATAGTGTATTTCAGATATTAAAAGAAACTGATATTCCTGCATCTATAACAGATGAATTGAAATTTATAGAAGATATAATAGAAAAAGCTTATCAGACTAAAACTAATCCCTTTGATAATGATTCTATAAAAAGAGGATTAAGAATGATTGAATTACAATTAGAAAAGTACAGAATAAAATACAGATCAAAAATTGATGATGCAATGAAAAAATCATTGATTGAAGCACCGGGATTTGATATTTTAATGAAAACTAAAAAAGATTTTATTACTGAAGAACAGTTAAAAGAGGGGTTTGCTAGAGCAGCTTTTGCATTAAGAGAACCTCCAAAAGATCCAAGGTTTTTTAGATGGCTAAGAGAGCAACAGGATGTTGACCCTAAAGCTCCCTATGAAAAAGACTTAGCATCTGAAAGAAATATATTACAAAAACTAGGTATAGAAGAGGGATATATGAGAGGATTCCCTTTAGGATCTGATGAACAGACTTGGTTTATAACTACACAAGAAGGAATAAAAGCATCAGACGGACTTGATATGACTCCATTAAATACATTAAAAGAGGCACTTCAATTTAAAAATGAAATGGATAAAGTAATGGAAAGAAGTGATTTAGGAATTATGCAAAAATGGTGGTTACAGGCAAACTCTATGCAAAGAATGGTAGCTTTAGGTTTTGATGCTTCTATTTTTAATATTCATTTATTACCTGTTTGGTTTAGCCATCCCCAAGCTCCACTAAAATCTTGGAAAGGATTTTGGAATGTCTTGTTTAAAGCAATAAAATCAGGAAGTAATGAAGAGGGCAATGTTTTAGTTCAAAACTTTAAAACATCTCTTGAAGCTGAAGAAGTAAAAAGATTTTATGGTGCTGATCTTTTATCATCAGAAAGTAATGAAGTCTTTGAAATGAACGCAAGAGTAGGTATGCCAAAAGGTTTTAAAGGTATAGGAAAAGCAATGGAAAATGCTTTTGGTCATTCATTGGATATAGCAGGAATAGAAATGGGAAAAGGATTAATGTATTTAGTAGACATGAGTGCAAGTCCTGCTGTAATAAGAAGGCAAAAAAAGATAATAGCAGAATATATAAATAATATGAGAGGATTATCTGATTCTAGTTTAGCAGGTATATCCCCTAATCAACAAAATAAGGAAGCAATGATATTTCTTGCAGCTAGGTATAGAAGAGCAACTGCAGCAATATGGGTTAAGGCTTTAACAGGAGAACCTTTAGAAAAATATTTAGCACAAAAAGCTTTAATCAATTTATTTACAGGATTATTTATGACTACAGTTGCATTACAGATTGGAGCATCTGCTTTAAGGGGAGAAACTCCCGAAGAAGCAGGAGAAAAAATAAGTAGAATGGTTGACCCTTCTAGTGGTGAATTTCTTTTATTCTCCCTTAATAACCAAAAAGTTGGGCCGGGGTCTAAGTTTGTATCTGATGCACGAATACTTTCTAAGGCAATGAACTTCTTTTATAAAACAGGAACTCAGGAAGATATGGAAGATTGGGAAAACTTTATGGCTTTGCATGATGATAATCCCGGATTAAGATGGGTACGAAGTCAGTTAGG